TCGCGCCAGACAACGAGGTGCTGCTGAAGTACAACCTGTGGCGAGGGTGGAGCTACCGCCCGGTAGAGGGCGAGATGAAGCCCTTCCTAGACTTTGTCACGCAGGTCATCGCCAGTGGTGTCGAGGAGCACGCGCACTACATTTTGGGGTGGGTGGCGCAGATGATTCAGAAGCCGCAGGCCAAGGTCGGTGTGGGTCTGGTGCTTCGAGGCTCCAAGGGTTCAGGCAAGACGTTCTTCGGTGAGCTGATCGGCGGACTGTTCAAGCAGCACCACCGCATCGTGAGCAAGGCCGAGCACGTTACTGGGAAGTTTAACCGGCACCTTGAGGACACTCTGCTGCTGCAATGCGACGAGGCTTATTGGGCCAGAAACAAGGCAGCCGAGGGTGCGCTCAAGGATCTGCTGACCAACAGCCGCATCACCGTAGAGCGCAAGGGCATGGACTCCTACTCGTCTGCGAACTACACGCGCATCCTGTTCAGCTCCAACGAGCAGTGGGTGGTGCCAGCATCTCTCGACGAGCGCCGGTTCGCCATCTTCGACGTGGCAAACGTGAAGCAGCAAGACGCCAAGTATTTTGGCGCACTGCGAAACTGGTACAACCGCGGCGGTGCCGAGCACATGCTGCACTTCTTCAAGCACTTTGACCTCAACACCGTCGATGTTCGATCGGCACCCAAGACCGCCGCGCTCGATGAACAGAAGCTGCACTCGCTGGACTCAGTCGATCAGTGGCTGATGGACTCGATCAACGCCGGGGAGTTTAGGGAGCAGAGGCTTAACGGTGAGGTTATGGACTTTGGGAAGGACGAGCCAAAGAACGCGCTGTACCAGTGCTACGTCACGAGCGTGAAGGGCCGGTTCGAGCACGCGAAGAAGGAGTCAATGTTCTGGAAGCAGCTCCACGGCATGCCGGGGCTGATCGCTGGCGAGACCCGGAGGCGTGTAGGCAACAGGCAAGTGAGGTTCGTGCAGTTCGTGATCCCGAGGCTGGCGCTGAAGGCATTCAACCTTTTCCACAACATTGAGGAGAACGTGTTCGAGGCCGAGGCCGTCGAGGAACTCGATCCGTTAGACCCCGATAACTGGACAGATGATGTGCCTTTTTAGGCGTATAATTTCACGTCATGAATATAAAAATATGCGTCGTTTGCGGGGAGGAAAAAGAGACGGCGCGGTTCTACAAGCGACCGGATGGTTCGATCGAGAACACATGCCGGACATGTAGGACTCGCGCCGAGTTTAGGACACAACACAACAGCCCGAGGGACTACCTTCGGAACACGTTAGCTAAGGCCAAGTACGGGGCCAAGAAGCGAGGCCTAGAATTCGACATCGACATTGATAGGGTCATGCAAATATGGGAGGAACAGCGCGGACGCTGCGCCCTCAGCGGTGTCCTGATGCAAGCCTCTAAGGACGGCAAGGGCCGAAAGGGTAAAGACTTAAACGTATCGTTAGACCGCATCGATCAGGACAAGGGCTACCTGTTTGCCCCCCGCAACGTGCAGCTCGTCTGCCTGCGCGTGAACCTCATGAAGCACGACATGGAGGAGTCCGACCTCTATTGGTGGTGCCAAAATATCCTCGAAAAAAGTTTGCGTTAAGAGACAACAAACAGTTGTCATTACCACAGATGTCTGTATGATCTGTCTTGTCTTAACAAGAAAGCAAACGGAGATCGACATGACCCTACTAGAAAAACTTACCGCAGCGTTCGCAGAAGCAGATGCCAAGAGCATCGCTGGCATTCCAGAAGACGTGAAAGCGAACCGCGAGTGGTACAGAAAGGTTTACGCAAAGCTGCGCGAAGAGTTCCCAATCAGCGGCCCAAACTACAATCGGTTCTATTCGGAACTGGATCGCGTAGCAACAAAGCAAACTCAGGAAGACAATAATTGGGGTTTCGACGATCACGTCGAGCGCGAGATCAAGCGAACCAAACGCACTCACGAAAACCGCAACAAGCGAATCGCGCAAAAATTCGAGAAGGCTGGAATCGCAGACATCGACACAGACGATATGGTTGTGATCTACGGCGAAGATTTTTGCGGTGAGTGGGTCATCGACGGACACCGAGTCAAACTCGACGTTATCTGGGCCGGTGGATACAACATCCAATGCTACCACTGCCGAGTGCTTTGCAGCGTCAAGAAAATCAAGGTGGCCGCGTAAGCGGCCCGGGAGGAGATAGACATGGAAAACGCAACACCAACCATTAACGGAAAGCCCGTCAACGAAATGCCTTGCTGCGGCATATTCGCGGCAGCTATGGCGGCTGACGTAGAGCCACAGATTGTATTTGACGCCTATAAAGCCGAGTACAATTTGTCGGGCCGCTGGAAGGGAGTCACCCAATCAAAGAATTTGCGCGATCTCATGCGCAAAAAATTCAGCGTGAAAATCGACGTTGAATACATGCAGACCTTGAATAGAAAAGAAACCGACAAATATGATGCTTGGAACCACACCATTAGAAAGTGGTACAACGAACACGCTATCCCATCGGCAACCTACATTGTTCAGAGCCGTGGTCATATTTTTACAGTTAAAGAAGGTCGCTATATCGATCAATGGCACAACGAGCCTGTTGAGCAGGCCAAGGGCAGCCGCGCTAAGATCTTGCAGGTTTGGCGTATTCTTAACGCAAGGAAGGCCGCGTAAGCGGCCCGGAGGAGATAGACATGGAAAACGAACTGATCGCAACCTACCGCAATGAAATTGATGGCCTAGAGGCTTTGGTCATGGATGGCAACGACAAGTACAACTACCGCGTGGTGTTCCGCGATAGCGATGCCAATGAGACCGTCTTTGTACGCTTCACGCACACCTATCTTGACTGCATGAAAGGCGTTAAAGAATTTCTCATGGATGACTTCATCCACGTTGAAGGAGAGGCCGCGTAAGCGGCTTTTTTTGTGGGTAAATTATTTTTAATTAATCGACAACAAACAGTTGTCATTACCACCGTCTTCTGTATGATCTGTCTTGTCTTAACAAGAAACACAACGGAGATCGACATGGAAAACACACACATCAACTTTTCAGACTTTCAAAAAGGTTACGACGCGGGTTCCGCTGACATAGCCGGTATGGGTTGGGAGGCAGCCCGAGACAAGTTCAACTTGGATTTCTTCCCCGGTGATCCCATTGCAGATCCTAGACAGAGAGCATGGGCGCAGGGTTTTTTTGACGCGCTGATGGAAGAAGGCCGCAAGCAGTTTGGAGGAGCCGCGTAAGCGGCCCGGAGGAGATAGACATGAAATTTGAAATCGGAAACACCTACACCACTCGAAGCGCCTGCGACCACAACACCATCGTAACCGCTGAAGTCCTGAAACGATCCGCTAAGTTCGTGACAGTAAAGACGCAGATGGAAGAGTCCAAGCGTTGCGGCATCCTCGTTATCGACGGTGTTGAAACCATCAAGCCTTGGGGTTCTTTCTCCATGTGCCCAATCATCAGAGCCGCGTAAGCGGCTCGGGAGGAAGATATGAAAGTACGAATAGACTTCACGATTGACGTTGACCCCAAGGTCATCCGCGCCTACATGGACGAACTCAACACTGAAGAGACCATGAAAGAGTTTCTCGTAACGTGGTGCTCTGCCGCTGGCTCTGACACGCTCGACAATAGTTTGAGTAACGCCTTGAACGAATACCACACCACGCACATCGTGCGGCAAGACATTTAGGGGGTCATGCGGAATAACCCCGGCACCCTTTTACCGCATACAGTCACAGCGTCGAGCGCATAGCATGGGTGCGCTCCGCGATGCGACTGCATCACAACATTAACTGACATCCATGGAGGGATGACATGACACTACGAGAATACGGCGCGGATCGACGCGCAGAAATGTATGCCGCTGCACACGGCGAGAAAATTAAGATGGTCGGCGGTATCGCCATCGAGTCCGGGATCGAGATGCCTAAGAGGGCAAAGAAGCTGGAGGGCATGGCAGCCGTGGCGGCCAAGATGAAGGTCGGTGACAGCGTTAAGCTGCTGATCCCAGAGGGCGGCAGCGCCGGGTACACCTCCTCATCGCTTCGGTATCACCTGAAAAAACTAAACCGCAAGTGCTCTCACCGCGTAGTCGATGACGGCAAGGCGGTAAGGATCTGGAGAGTTTAACTAGATTCCGGGGCATCTCCCGCAGGGGAGCGGCGGCCTCAGTGTGTGCTGGCTCATATGTCTAGACGTGAAACAGGATCGATGACCGCGGGTGGCCCCTCTTGTCACGACACCCCAATCGATCCACACCGCCGCAGCCACTTACAACAAAATGGAGTATCAACGACAGATGAGTGATAGATTCTTTGAAGCAACCCGGGTGGTCATGGATGGCCGCCTCGGTCGCATGTTTACAGGGCCAAGGGTCAAGGGTGCCAGCACCCGGATTCGGCTCGACCAAGACCCTCGGATCATTGAGGGCGTGGTGGACGGGAGCCGCAAGGGCCAGTCGCCGCAGCAAATAGCCAACGCGCTGGGCATCTCACCATCGTCGGTGCTCAAGGTGAAGGCGCTGTTCCGGGAGCGCTGGCAGGGATACATCGAGGAGAACGCATGAAGACACTGATAGGACTGGGGCTGACGGCCCTCACATTCGCCCTGCTGGGCATCACCGGCACCTCAGACTTTGAGGTCGCTATGGCCGAGGAGGCAGCGTACTGCGCCCGTGTGGCCGATGGCAGCCACTCCGATTACCTAGACATCATTGAGGTGTGCCATGACCGTCACTGATTTCCTATGCGACAAGTGCGGCAAGCTGTGCGACGTGATCGAGGATATCTCTATCGACATGGAGCCATACGGCGATCAGTACGTTGAGCGCCGCACATACGAATACTGGTCTCTCTGCTGCCGTGCAGGCGTAGAGGTGCTGGAGAACGAGGAGATAATCCATTGAGGCCGTCACGCGACGAGGGCAAGGAGGCGCAGCGCAGGGCCACCGCTAAGGCTCTACAGGAGTACCTCGATCAAGGCGGTACGATCCAGCGATATGGCGCTGATGCGTACAAGCGTGAGGCCGGTACGCTGTCTAGGGATCAGGTAGTCAAGACCTTTGCCTACCAGTCCCAGATCGGTAAGATCAAAAGAGAGCACAAGCGCTCGTAAGGAGGTGATCCTCTCTCCTCTCCAAGCCCTCCCGGCTGTGAAGCCCCGAGGGCTTTTTTATGCCCGGAGTGTGCCGGGGAGTCAGGGTGCGCTGAAATTGTGCCGGGATTGGCGATCGTAACCCGGAGCAGCTAAGCGCTTGTTTTTCTTATCTTTTTTTCTTTAATTTAAGAGAGAGATAAGAGAGACAAGATAAAAGTGTATCCAGAGGGATGAGAGTAAAGGAGAAGAAAGTAAATCTCATATGGATTGAAAATTTAACCCGGCACATGGCACATACCCGGCAAGCCCTTATGTGACGGGGACTGGAGCGCACTGGGGTTGTGCCGGTGAGTCAGGGTACCTGAAGACGTAGAGGCGTAGAGGCGTAGAGTCAGAGGAAAAACAACTGCCCGTGGTATAGCCAATCGCTGGTTGTAGGTGCATACTCCGCACTCATAAGCAACTGATTTCCAAGGGAATTGCATGGGTTACAACAAAGAGATTGATCTCGACGAGCTGTATCACTACGCGCAGATAGGTTTGTCGGAGCAGCAGATCGCAGACATGCTGGGTATTCATGTGTCTACGATGACGCGCAGGAAGAAAGAGGACACAGAGTTTGCGGATGCATTAAAGGCGGGGAAGGCCGCTGGTGTCCGCGCCGTGACGAACGCGCTGTACGATGGCGCTACGAACCCCGACAAGCCCTCTACCAGTGCCCAAATCTTCTTCCTTAAGAACAGGGGCGGCTGGACTGACCGGGCTGAGGTCGAGCACAGCGGCACGGTGGGCGTGGATGTGCAGCTCGACGCTGCCATCGAGGCGCTGAAGGACGCAGGCATTGACCCGTCGAAGCTATAACGCCCGATACGGCATGGGGCCGATGTCTAGCTGTGGCGGGGATTAGTCAGTGATTGGTACAGTTGACGGTACACCCCTCCGTCGGGCCTGGGAAAAAGTCTAATGAAATCAATGACTTACGATTTCGGGGTGGGTCGGATTCTGAGGCGTCAAGGCCGGTCAAACCCGCTTCGCAAATCTGGGACTCCGGGTACGGGTGGGTACGGGTGGCATATCGAGTTACACACTGAGGGCGTTTTGTGGCAGTAAGCACTTCAAAAAAAGCGGTTCGCAAAAAAGGGACTCCTGAGCTGACAGAAGAGCAGCAGGAAAAAGCGGCGGAGATAGCCAAGGCCATCGCTGTCGTAAAGGAACACAAGCGAACCCACCGACTAGACCACTTCACGCCCTACCCGTGGCAGAAAAAGTTCTACAAGGCCGGGAACGAGAACAAGCAGCGCCTGCTGATGGCGGCAAACCGAGTCGGCAAGACCGCATCAATGGCGGTAGAGGTCGCTTACCACCTAACCGGCGAGTACCCGGAGTGGTGGAACGGCATCCGCTTCAAAAAACCAACCTCGATCTGGTGTCTAGGGGTGTCTGGAGAGCAGCTCCGCGATGTTGTGGTGAAGGAGCTTTTTGGTACCTATCTAGGTGAAGGGAAATTCGACGGCAACGGCCTGATCCGGCAAGACCAGACCTATCAGGTCACACCGGCCATGGGCACACCGAGGCTGCCCAGAGATGTTGCGGTACGTCACGCCACCGGCAACACATCGCTCGTCAGCTTCAAGTCCTACACGCAGGGCCAGCATGTCTTGATGGGATCATCTCAGGACTTCATCTGGATCGACGAGGAACCAGTAGACCCAACGATCTACCCGCAGTGCCTGACACGAACCGCCACCGGCAACGGTGGTGAGGGCGGGTACGTCACGATGACATTCACGCCAGAGAACGGCGTAACCGAGCTGGTTGCCCAGTTTATGGACAACCGACAGCAGGGGCAGCACCTCGCAAATGCGACTTGGGACGATGCGAAGCACCTAAACAAAGAGACCAAGGAGCAGCTACTGGCTGCGATCCCGGAGTATCAGCGTGATATGCGCTCCAAGGGCATCCCGGTGCTTGGCGAGGGCATGGTATTCGCTCTCTCCGAGGAGGTTGTTAAGTGCGATCCCTTCGAGATACCGGCCCACTACAAAAAACTTGCCGCCATCGACTTTGGTATTACCCACCCCACCTGCGTGGTCTGGACGGCCTACAACCCAGACAACGACTGCATCTATGTGTACGACATTTACAAGAAAGAGGGCGAGATACCGGCGGTACACGCCTCGGCCATCAAGTCACGAGGGAAAACCATCCCGATGATTTACCCCCACGACGGCGACAGCACAGAAAAGGGGTCTGGCAAGACGCTGGCGGAGATGTATCTGGAGGCTGGGGTGCTGATGATCGGCAAGTTCACCAACCCAGACGGCACAAACTATGTGGAGCCGGGGCTGATGGAGATGCTGGAGCGGTTCCGCACCGGCAGGTTGCAGGTTTTCAGCAACCTATCCCCGTGGTTCGAGGAATTTAGGCGGTATCACCGCAAGAAGGGAAAAATTCACAAAGAGTTCGACGATTTGATGGACGCAACGCGCTACGCGGCCATATCGGTGACCAGATTTGGTCAAAACAACGCAGAGCAGCAGCAACTTGGTACAAAAGAAGGATACCTGAGCCATGAATATGACTATTGACGAGCAGGAGCTGCTCTCGACACTGGAGCGAAACATCGACGCAGCCGACACCTACGCCAACAGCGAGGTAGGCGACCAGCGCGACAAGGGCCACCGATACTA